TTTACATCATGAATATCGACCACTGCAATTCACACTCGTCCTTCAAGGACAAGGTGAATATGTCTAACCTGTGTCAGGAGATCACTCTGCCTACCGATCCTATCCGTCACATCGATGATGCTGATGGTGAGATTGCATTGTGCATCCTGTCTGCTATCAACGTGGGCAAGATCAACAAACTGGATGAGATGGAAAACCTCGCAGACCTTGCAGTGCGTGGTCTTGAGGAGTTGATTGACTACCAGGACTACCCTGTGTCTGCAGCACGTCGTAGCACCCTTGCACGACGCTCTCTGGGCATTGGTTTCATCGGTCTGGCACACTACCTTGCTAAGGCAGGTGAAAAGTATAATGATCCTCGTGCTTATCGTCTGGTCCATGACCTGACTGAAGCATTCCAATACTATCTCCTGAAGGCATCTAACGAGGTCGCTAAGGAGAAGGGTGCTTGTGAGGCATTCCATCGCACCAAGTATTCCGATGGCATCCTGCCTATCGATACATACAAGAAAGAAGTAGACGAAATCTTTGGGGGAGATCCTGGACTAAACTATGATTGGGAGAGTCTTAGACAGTCTATCTTGGAGCACGGACTCCGACACAGCACACTGTCCGCACAGATGCCTTCGGAGAGCAGTTCCGTTGTGTCAAATGCCACAAACGGAATCGAGCCACCTAGAGACTACCTGTCCATTAAGAAGAGTAAGAAGGGACCCCTTAAGCAGATTGTTCCGTCTTATACGTCGCTGAGGAATAACTACACCTTGCTGTGGGATATGCCTTCTAACGAAGGTTACATTAAGATCACTGCTATCATGCAGAAATTCTTTGACCAGGCGATCAGTGGCAACTGGTCTTACAATCCTGAGAATTATCCCAACAACGAAGTGCCTTCCTCTGTGATGGCAAAAGATCTTTTGACTACATATAAGTATGGTTGGAAAACTTCATACTATCAAAATACATACGATAATAAGAAGGATCCAGATGCAGTAGAAGAAACTACTCGTAAACTGGAGGACATCCTGGCAGAAATTGATGCTGGAGATGAAGCAGAATGTGATGCTTGCAATGTCTAAATTCAAAGTGGTCTGGATCAAACTCTGTCAAGACTTGGATGATGAATTCAAATCCTACACAGAGTGTTGCCAGAGTCTAGGGGTTGATGTTAAGATCAACTCCTTCTTAAATTATGTCCATCTGTATGGCACCTACGCAAATCCAAAGGGGGAAAATGGGAGTAACGGTATTTAACGACAAGAAGGTAGACACTAAGAAACAACCAATGTTTTTTGGTGCTCCACTGGGAATGCAACGTTATGATGAATATAAGTATCCTGACTTTGATAAACTGACACAGACTCAACTGGGATACTTCTGGAGACCTGAAGAGGTCTCGCTGCAGAAAGACAGGTCTGATTACAAGACACTGAGTGAGCAGCAGAAGCACATCTACACTTCTAATCTTAAGTATCAGATCCTTCTGGACTCAGTGCAAGGTCGTGGACCTGGCATGGCATTCTCTCCCTACTGCTCACTGCCTGAGTTGGAAGGTGCCATGGGTGTCTGGGAATTCATGGAGCAGATTCACTCACGCTCCTACACTCACATCATCAAGAATGTATATCCTGACCCCTCAGAGGTCTTTGATAGCGTCCTGGACGACGATAGAATCCTCGCTAGGGCAAAGAGTGTCTGCGCTGCATATAATGACTTCCTGGAGGCAGTAGGTGAGTGGCAAGCAGGCACACGTTGGCAGCAAGCAATGGAAGATTGTGACTCTGCTATCTGGGATCGTAAAGAGTTGAAGCGTAAACTGTATAGGGCAATCGCAAATGTCAACATCCTGGAAGGAATCCGTTTCTATGTTTCTTTTGCTTGCAGTTTTGCTTTTGGTGAGCTCAAGCTCATGGAGGGATCGGCAAAGATCATTTCCCTTATCGCCCGTGATGAGTCACAGCATCTGGTATTGACTCAGAAGATTCTGAAGAAGTGGGCAGAGGGTGACGACCCAGAGATGCAAGAAATCGCATTGGAAGAAAAAGAAAACGTCCGCAAGATGTTTGCGGAAGCAGTCACTCAAGAGAAGGAGTGGGCAAACTATCTCTTCTCTGAGGGCAGCATGATTGGTCTCAACGAAAGACTACTCTCACAATATGTGGAGTGGATTGCTAACCGTCGTATGAAAGCGGTGGGTCTAGATCCTCTCTATGACATCCCCGCTAAGAATAACCCACTGCCCTGGACAGAGCACTGGTTAAATAGTAAAGGTCAACAAAATGCTCCTCAGGAAACTGAGATTGAATCCTATATTGTCGGAGGTATCAAACAAGATGTTGAGGCAAATACGTTCTCTGATTTCCAACTGTAAGAATTGGTTTACAAATGACAAGGAGGCAGAGTTGGAAGAAGACAACCCAGGATCTGACAAGTATACCTGGCCTGGACCCGATCTCTGGTATCAAGGACCACTTGAAGTTTTTACGGAGACTGAAGCGGGACCTCAAGACTACCAGACCGATCAAGAAACGTAACAAAAAGCACAAAAACAAGTAGTTGCATAAATAGATAAGACAGTCTATACTGTCTTTACGTTCATCCAATGGTATCTCTACTGTTGGCTTTCACCTTAGCCTCTCATGATGCGTCACCCTATGGGTGGCATATGTCCTGCGAAAGGTTTCTACAACTCAGAGTTGAGACACAGATGCGAGACGATCTCGATCAACGATCGAAATGGAATCTCATCCAGTATTTCAAATCAAAAGTTGAAGGTGAATGCAATGGTACATTTACCTGAGGACGCAAGTAAGTCGCGGAACGGAGCGTTCATCCCATGATAGATCTACTACTATCGACCACGATGGCATGTGCAGATGCTGATCAAATAATGCTACGCATTAAAAAGAATGAGCATATGAATGCCGAGTGGAAAGTAGAGCTGGTCGAGACCATCAAGGACTATGTGCCAGAATGTAGTCACTACTGGGACGCACACGACTGAAGGAACGGGTAACGGATCCACCGAAAGGTGAGAAGGTTAATCACCCTACTATTTCAGGAGTCAATCATGAACACACTTACTCTGATCAAGAAGCAGATTCAGAAAGCAGCAGCACTGCACGATGCACAGATCGCCATGACTGCATATCGTGGCGTCCAGTATGAGTGCAAGCAGGCTGCCGAGGAAACCCACGGTAGCTTCTGCTATCGCGGTCACACCTACACCAAGTGATCGTCATGGAAGCATTACAAGTAGTCGGACTCGTGTCCATTGGTTGTGTCGCTTTCATTGGTATGATCTATGGTGAGATCTATCTGCTCGCAAGATAAATAAAGGACCTTCGGGTCCTTTTTTTATGACATGTGTTGTCAAACTATACGTTGCTGGTAAGGTCTTTGAAGAGATCTGTGAAGCCAGGGACTATCAAGAGGCGAGACAGGTTGCTCTCGCTCGCAATCCAAACGCTACCATTATTGGAGTGAATGCTAAGTTATGAATTATGAAAAAGTAAAACTGATTGCACACAACCTCAAGTTGTTGGCACAGAGTCTTGAAGATGCTATCAAGGAAGACCCTGATAAATACCTTCAGCAGGATTCAGACAAAAGGTTTGGATACCGCTTTGATGATGACGATGATGGATACGCTGACTAATGAAGATTTTAACAGTTGAAGATTACAAGAAAGCAGGCGAAGAGTTTTGGCCAAAGTATTGGTATGTCGCCAAAGAATTAGGGGAGGGTGCTAAACCTGAGGACATCCTGAAAGTTATGGAAGCAGTAGGAGGAGTCGCTCTGAAACTCAAACTTGAGGATAAACTTGCCCCTTTTGGATTCAACAAAAAAGATGAAACCACAGAGTGCTAAAGCGAAGGGACGTAACTTCCAGAAGTGGGTGAGGGACATGCTGATCGAGCATCGCAATGTCCACCCAGAAGACATCGAGTCCCGTAGTATGGGTGCTGGTGGTGAAGATCTAATCATGGCACGAGATGCCAGACAGAAATTTCCATTCTCTATCGAGTGTAAGAATGTCGAGAGACTCAACGTTTGGGATGCCTACGAGCAGGCAACCGCCAACAGTGGAGACCATGAGCCTATCCTCTTCATGAAAAAGAATCGTAAGAAGCCACTTGTCGTAGTGGACGCTGAGTGGTTTATCAAACACTATAAGGGTTGACGCGACCCCCTTCCCTCATATATAATTCACAAGTCACACAGGGGAGGGCAATGGACACTCAATTTCTTGAGGAGATCATGGAGTTTTTGGTTGACCAACTACATGATGAGATTGAGGAAGGCAACATTGCTAACGCAGAAGCGTTGGCATACAAGATCAGAGAGATGAGCGAGGTGTGATGACAGACATTTATGATATGTTTACTGTCCCGTTGGTAAAATATCGTATTGCCAATTGGAAAGAAAACAAGCAACGTATCTTGGAGGCACTTCCTAAACTGTCTCAGGAGCATCTGGATCAGGGTGTAGATGTTTATACAGACTTCTTTGAAGGTCTTGACAATAAGAATCTACCTCCCTATTCAAACGTTGTTATTGACATCATCAAACCTTATCTTGCTGATTTTACAGAGCAACGTCGCGTAGAGTTTACTGACATGTGGTTTCAAACTGCATTCAAAGGTAACTCCCATGGTCTGCACAACCATGGTCACAGTGGATGGTCTTCAGTAATCTATGTTGAATTTCATCCGCAATTTCACACGCCAACAAAGTTTATTTCACCATTCAATAACCCTTGGAATGGTAACCTCGTAGACTTCATGCCTGAAGTCCAAGAGGGTGACATGATTATTTTCCCTGCAACTATTGCACATGAAGCTATGCCTAATCAATCAGAGGTTAGACGCACGATTGTTTCCTACAACCTTAGAGGACACGTTGACTATGTGAAGAAGAAACTATGGGAGGGTGACCCTATCGTCTATCGTTAATTTTCCTGGTTCAGTAGCTCAGTTGGATAGAGCAACTGCCTTCTAAGCAGTCGGTCGTAGGTTCGAGTCCTACCTGAATCGCCAGGGAGATTAGCTCAGCGGTAGAGCAACTCGTTTACACCGAGTGGGTCGGGGGTTCGATCCCCTCATCTCCCATCCCCTACGGGGGCTACAATCAAATAGGAGAGCAGTCATGACTGTTAGAGATCGCTTTGGAGAAAGTCTCCAACTTCTGAAGGATGCTGTTAATGGCAACGTTGCCCTTGACACCGAGCACCCATCCCTCTTCTCCTCACTCTGCCGCTTCTACAGCGACAAGAGTGACCGTCACGTCCACTTCTGGGGACTTGATGTTGAGGAGGACTATTCGATTCTCATAGATACAATGATTGCAGATGGCGTCCTGGAAGCGACGTAAATCTTACCCTGGTGGAGTCAAATGACCCTGCCTTGGGATGGCACTAAACTCACCCTGGTCGGGATGTATTATGACAAAAGAAGAAGTAACAGTATACAAAGGACGATTTTGTGAAAAGCACTCTGATTTTATTTGGGGTGACTATATTGATGAGTCCGTTGTAGATGGGTTAATCCGATTTTGGCGTAATCAAACTCTTCTTAATACTCATGAGGGGCGAGTATACAGGCATGGTGATATTGTAGTGGACCGAGACTACAAAGAGTCATTAGACTTACATATCCCATTCCAACTTGCTCTCCCTGAAGTCCAAAATTATATGGTGGCACTTCAGGGAGTATTAGATAAGTATGTTGAGAGGTTTCCTTTCTGTGAGACCTCTCGTTATCAAGTAACGGAGCCCCTTAGTATGCAGTGCTACCCTCCTGGCGGGGGATTCAAACAATGGCACACTGAAAGATCTAATGCATTGCCTGGCAATACATTTAGGCATCTTGTCTTCATGACCTACCTTAACGACGCTCCTGGCGGCGGCACAGAGTGGTTTCACCAAGACAAGTATGTTGACGCTACTAAAGGTTTCACTGTGATTTGGCCTGCTGACTGGACTCATCACCACCGTGGTGTTGTCACAGAAGAATATGAAAAAATGATTATAACTGGATGGTTTTCATTCATCTAAGGTTAGGATTACCGCACACAAAACAGGAGGCACATGGACACGCAGGACGACAAGTGGAATAGGGGACTCGATCTCTTTATTGAGTCAGTCCACAAACCAGATTCCAAACTCAGGGGTTGTGCTCACAACCAAGAGTGCTATCATGAGTTGATGTATATCAGGTCTTATGTCCTGGACTACCTTCAGTCTCTTCGTCGATGAAACCCCCTGTCCCAAATCTCTGTGCCCTTGTGGCACTTTTTTTATTGACCCTGGCGACCATTGCGGCAGGGTATTTTCATGGTAATATGCATTTGATGACCACCCTAAAAAACGCGGTATCATGAAACCCACTGTCCTGCTTGAGCGTTTCCCCTATAGGTATGTCCAGTGTGGCATCCTAGAGATCAACGGGAAACCTGACTATCGTATCCAGAAGGTTGATTCCTACACTGGTAAATACAAAGACATGTATCTCTGCGACAATGCAATGCAGCTAGATACAGCAATGAGTGACTTCGAGTATACGAAGTGGCTCGATCCCGATACTGTCCCTTGCTATATCAAAGACAATGTTAAAGCATCAACTTGAGGCAGCGAAAGACGCTGCAAAGAAAGCATTCAAGACTGCACTCGATGCTGACTACGATGAGAATGTCCTCTCGGAGTTGTGGCGTCACTACTGTGGTCTCAATCGCATCTATCAAGATGCTCCTGCAGACAAGACAGAGATCTCAACTGATCCCTGGGTCCTGGGTGGTGGTGACTACAACTTCACCCTGTCTAGTGATTATCTGACTGGTCCTGTAGCAGCAGATACTATTTCTCTTTCTTCGTCAGGAGGTGCTGACGTAATCTCATTTGGAGACTACGCAGACTCTTGACAAAATATTAAGAAGCATATATACTCATAGAGTTACAATTCTTAACACACTATGACTGTTACTACCAACGAGTATGGGCAAAACAATATGTTTGCTCGTGAGCCTGCCATGTATATGACAGACGAAGATCGTGAGCGTTACGGTTTTGAGTCACATGCAGAGCGTGCTGAGAAAATGAATGGACGCTGGGCAATGATGGGTTTCATCGCTGCCTTGCTTTCCTACGCAACAACTGGTAAACTATTCTTCGGATACTGGTAAATTATGATCGGACAATCTTGGACTCAAGAGTCGTTGGCAAAAGCAGTCTCCACCCTCGGGTGGGATGTTGTCAACGATGACCTTGAAATTAACATCGGAGGTTGTGCTTACAGTGGCATCCATCAGTCAGAGGATGCTAACGCAAAGTGGGCAAAACCATATGGCACAACTACATACCATAAGGATGCATTTATTGTTATCAAGAATAGGTCGCGGTCTTCCTTTGAGCCATCCACCCCTAACCCCGAATTGAAACAACATCATGCGAGTTCCTGATACTATCTTCACCTTCCGCGACAAAGAGAAGGCAACCTTTATCAAATCTGGTAGCTACGGATGCTTTGATGGAAAGCGAGTTGTAGTATTCTCTCTCCCAGGGGCATTCACCCCCACCTGCAGCAACTATCAACTTCCAGCATATGATGACCGCTACCAAGAGTTTAAGGACCTTGGAATCGATGAGGTGTATTGCATCTCTGTCAATGATGGTTTTGTAATGAATGCTTGGGCAGAATATCTCGGTGTCGAGAATGTAAAACTGCTCCCTGATGGCAATGGTGACTTCACTTATGCCATGGGCATGTCAGTCAGCAAAGCAAACCTTGGATTCGGTTTCCGATCCTGGCGTTATGCTATGGTTGTCAACAACGGCGAAATCGAGCAAATGTTTGAAGAGCCTGGTAAGGTTGGCAACTGTCCAGATGATCCCTATACTGTTTCTGATCCAGAAACTGTGCTAAACTACCTGAAAACTTACGGAGGAAAAAACGATGAATGAAAAGGCAGAAAGAATTAACGGTCTGGCAGCAATGATCGGTGTCGTAGCAGCGATGGGTGCATACGCTGTGACTGGTCAGATCATCCCAGGTATCTGGTGATGGGATACCTCGCAGTGGTAGCAGTCCTGATGCTTACCTTTGGCGCGGGAGCAATGATCACGCAGTCTGGAGACGAATAAATAACTGCATATCGTCGCCGCAGACGGAGGGGTAACTGGCACAATCCAGTTGACACCCCTCCTTTTTTATTCTATACTCAGGTGTAGTCTCATGAAACTTATGAATCTCGCAGCACTAGGACTAGGCACACTGGCAGCAGCAGGAGCTGCAGTGCATCTCGCCCCTACTGCTCCTCCTGCAACTGATTACATCATTGATCAGGAGAAAGTAGTCCCCATCGAAGTGGTCACCAAGTCCTGGACTTGCCCTGACTGCAACGACAACGAGAAGTATGTCCTTCAAAAACTCCAAGAGAAAACAAAGATCTCAGATCCAAAAGCACTTGCAGCGATCATGGGAAACATTAAACAGGAAAGCAACTTCCATCCCAACATATGCGAGGGAGGGGCTCGAATTCCTTACAGCGATTGCCGTGTCGGGGGTTATGGTCTTATTCAGTGGACCAGCGTAGGACGCTACCGTAACCTCGGTAAGTTTGCTGAGCGTTATAATATGGATCCCTCCAGTCTCGAAGGGCAAACATCTTACCTGATCAATGAAGCACAGTTTCAGGACATGCTCCCTGAGTTTGAGGGACGTGGACACACCATCTCTCAATACATGGTCCCCTGTTTCTACTGGTTGGGTTGGGGCATCAAAGGCAACCGTGAAGTCTTCGCATACCAATATCTAAATAAACTTGTATATGCGTAGAGGCGGTGACTTACACCATTGAATATCTAAACAAAGACTCTTGGGTCCCACTCAAGAATTACCATGGTCTTTCTAAAGTAAAAGCAGAGTTTCTTATGACACTCTGCTCCATGATGAATCAACCAGACACTAAAGCAAAACTACGGATTGTCCCAAATGAATGCTGACTGGCGCTACACTGATGAAAACCTTGAGAAGCGAGCACTCTGTTTGATGTGCTGCGTCCGCAATGGTGAGCAAATCGATTCTAGTATCTATGAATTCTGCCACTACTTCACCAGCAATGGTTTGTTTGGTGGTGTCATTCCCACAGAAGAGGACCCCTTAGAAAAAGAATTGGCAGAGTATAAGGGAGACTTCTATGCCATGGCACAGGAAAAAGTTAAGTCAGAATTGCAGACCTGGAGAGCACTTAAATCATGAGAATTGTGATCGCTGGTGGTGGTACATCTGGATGGATGACTGCCGCTGCTTTTTGTAAAACATTTCCTGAGTGGGACATCACCATCATCACTGGTGGTGATCCTATCGGTGTTGGTGAGTCAACCACACCACATATGAATCAGTATCTCCATTACATGGGGATCCCTGATGCTGTCTTCATGCCAGCAGCAAGGGCAACATACAAATCATCATCTAGGTTTGAAGGATTCGTTGCAGAAGGTGAAGTATTTCACTACCCCAATGGACAATCCGTCAACTCAGACCTATTCTATCATGACTGGATGCAAGCGAAAGCATTCTATCCAGATAGTCTTCCCCCCTTCGCAGATGTCTTTATGCCATTTGTGACGGTCGCAGAGGAGGGAAGGTTACCCCTCAACGACCAATCGCTATTTCCTTATGACCTCTCCAAAGACAGGTCCTTCCATATCAACGGAGCAGCCTTCGCCAACTATCTTCAGGATACTTTCTGTCAAGATATTACGGTGGTTGATTCTAAGGTTAAGTCAGTTCGTTATGACGGACGACGTATCGCAAGTGTCATGGTGGAGAGAGGACCTTACGACATCAAACCAAAAGAGATATACGGTGATCTCTATATCGACTGTACAGGCCAAGAGAGTGTCCTCTCGGGGTCACTCAGCGGATGGGTAGACTTTGACACCATCCTGACGGATAGTGCTCTGGTAATGAAGACTGAGTATCTCAATCGTAAGAGAGAGATGGTGCCCTACACTAACGCCAGAGCAATGAGTGCTGGTTGGCAGTGGACTATCCCCACTTATGATTTTGTCAGTCGTGGATATGTTTATTCCTCTAAGTTTATCAGTGATGATGAAGCATGGGAGGAGTTTGGATATGATGATGCTAAGAAAATTACCTTTAGAAATGGTAGGCACGAGCGAGCATGGACTGGTAACTGTGTGTCCATCGGTCTGTCCTACGGTTTCATTGAGCCACTAGAGTCCACGTCACTCTTCAATACTCACCATGGTATCCTGGCACTGATGGATATCTTGAGAGTAGAGAAACTCCCTGGTCAGTTTGCTCGGGATCGTTTCAACCATGACCTGTCTGAGCACATGGATGGTTGGCGTGAGTTTGTAGAGGCACATTACTATTACTCCCATCGTCGTGACACTCCCTTCTGGAGGGCAGTCACTGATGAGGTTGAGTATCCTCAGGAAGGATCTCATGATACTGTCCGTCACATGATGGTGTCTGGTGACCCTATTCCTACAGGACATCTGCCCATTGCATTCATTCTTGCTGGGTCTGGTTACACAAACATTAACAGGCGTCATGCTGACTACTTCCAAACCCCTTCACTGTTGCAGAGGAAGGTGGTTGATGATTGGCAGAAGCAGTATGAGAAACGCAAGCGTCTTGCTGAGAGTATGCCATACATGTGCGACTATCTCTCAGGCACATTTAATTATGAGGTAAAGGAAGATGTATGAAGAATTGAATTGTTTTGAAGAGGCACTCAAGCACTTCGGCACACGAGTGGAGATCATCTGTGCTATGGAATTGGCACAGCGTATCAGTGCTGAGGATGCCTACCAGTTGATCAAGGACGAGATGAAGGCAGTCAAGAAGTGTCGCAAGAATTTTCAGAAGGACGGTTGCGAAACTGACTAAAGGGGTTGACAAGGGGTGAGGTTTCCCGTATTATAAATACATCAACGGGTTAAGGAATGTAACGTTTCTTCTCCCTTTGTAACCGACGCCTGACCGAGACTAAACAGCGTCGTTAAATAACAGTCTCTCATACCTCCCCTGAGGGTGGGGAAGGAATAGTAACTCCACCATTTCCCTGATGGTCTTACTTTCATTTCAATTACAATGGCTAGTTCAACTCTTTCGCGGCAACAGTCGCAATCCACTTGGGAAAATTTCTGCGAGTGGGTAACCTCTACAAACAACCGTCTTTATGTTGGTTGGTTTGGTGTCCTGATGATCCCTACGCTGCTTGCTGCAACTGTATGCTTCATCACCGCATTCGTCGCTGCTCCCCCTGTGGACATTGACGGCATCCGTGAGCCCGTTGCAGGATCACTGATGTATGGCAACAACATCATCTCTGGTGCAGTTGTCCCTTCATCTAACGCAATCGGTCTTCACTTCTACCCCATCTGGGAAGCAGCTTCCCTCGATGAATGGCTCTACAACGGTGGTCCTTACCAGCTTGTAGTATTCCACTTCCTCATTGGCGTCTTCTGCTACATGGGTCGTGAGTGGGAAT